TCAATTCTGGGATACGATGCTTAGTCCGCAGGGACCCCTTCTGTATCGAGAAGAAGAAGAGTACTAAGTATGAATGGATTAGCGACATAAGGAATAATGAAATGAAAATCACAAAATCACAACTTAGAAGAACTATTGTAGAAGAAGCAAAATCAGTTATAATAGAACGTTCAGCCTCTTTGATAAGTGAAGAGTTGGAAAGTAAAGATTTCAACAATCTGACGCGTGTAATGGCAGAGATTAGCGCCAAATTAAATAAGCTTTTTGATATAGATGCTAGTCTTGACTATCTGGCCGCCGCCATAACTGGCGAGGATCCGGATCTCGTCGTCGGCCGAGCATGGAGCCCTTCCAGAGCCCCCACCGCTAGCCCATCAAAGGCTGCTATTAAAGAGGGGCGACATATAAATGTTTACAAGAATAGAGGACACACAGTGAAAATTACAAAATCCCAACTTATAAAAGTTATCAAGGAAGAGTTAAAAGAAGTTCGAACCGACAAAGGCTCTGCTGCTGTTGCCAACGCAATTCTTGACCCTCATCCATCCGGCTTAAGAAAGATTGCCGCCGCCGCCGGCGCAAGAATGACTGGCATGGGAAACCAAGCCACCAGTCCATATAATCAAATTTTAGATGAAATAGAAGAATATATTAGGACTGATTGTGCGCGAAATATTATGGAGATTGTCGGAAGATATCAAGGTGATAGCACCGATCCGCAATTTGCCACGCCAGCTCTTCAAGAGGGGGGCTATATGGGACATTATATGGAAACCCCAGCAGGAGACACACCCCAAGATATTGCCCAGGCCCTTATTAATTCTGGTCAGGAGATAACCGAAAGAAGCGTTGAGGCGGCAGTCATCGAAGCCGGCGCCCTAGATGACGATATTCCAGATTTTGTCGATGAGGTCATGGTGGCATTAGAACATATTCAAGGAGCATATTAAAATGGCAATTACGTGGCCCCTTGTAAAACTGTGGTTGTCAAAATTTTGGCTTTGGTTAAAAAAGAATTGGAAAGTTGCTAGCATTGTTGTACTGTCTTTGGCTGTTGTTCTTTTGTTGAGAAGAGATAAGAAAATGGTCATTGAGTCTTTAAGAGTCGCACAAGAAAGCTATAAGAATCAGCTCGACGCTTTGGACGAAAGTTATGAGAAAGAAGCAGAACGCAGAGCAGAAGCAGACGAAAATTATAAAAACACTATTGAAAAGATAGAAAAAGATTACTTGAAAGAGAAAAGAAAACTAAATACTAAGGAGAAGAAGAGGTTGAAAGAGCTTCTTGAGTCTTCTCCGGAGGATTTCGACCAACTAATACAAGAGGAATTTGGATTTGAAAAAGTATAAAGAATTACAAAGTTGGCTAGACCGCCGCGGCCTAACGATGGCAGATGCGCTTAAGCTTGCTGGTGCGATGCTATTTTCTCTTGGTGTTATTGGAATTATGCTATATGGAGCAATTGGAGCGTTATTATTATGAAAATCACAAAATCACAACTTAAACAGATCATTAAGGAAGAACTTGGATCACTATATGAGGCTGAAGAAGGCGAGGAGGTATTGGCCGCCATCGCTGATGTACCTGCTGCAGCCGAAGCCATCGCCGAAAAAGTAAGAGGTGAAATTGAAACACTTACAGATGCCTCTGGGTTAGATCCGCTCGTTCTGGCCCAAGCTGTAGCGGCCTTGTTGACCGCTGGATAGGAGAGTAGGAATGAAAGAAAGATTATTAAGACTTTTACGTTTGGATGCATTGGCGATACTTTTGTCGTTTATGGCCTTGGGCCTTTCGATGTGGAGTCACCACGTAATGCAAGATAGAATTTCAAAGCTTGAGCAGATTGATTGTAGCTGCGCATGCGAAGCATGCGAAATGCCAAGTAGACTGGTATCGCCAGCATATTGCGAGTGAGGCTCTTGCGGTGAAGATTTTAAAATCTACATTGAGGCGAGTAGTTCTTGAAGAGTGTCGTTTTGTATTGGAAGAGGCAGCATCTTCAATTGATGTTCCTGAGCCCGGCATGGAAGCCCCCGAGCAAAAGCGACAAAAGCAGCAGCAGTGGCGAACAGACATTGAGAAAAAGCTTGCAGATATCCAGAAGAAATTAGATAAATCCGCACAGATTTCTTCGATCCGAGCCATCAAGCTGAAAGATTTACAGCAACAAGCACAGGATAACGAGGATACGATTATGAAAATGGGCCTCGCGAAAATGCACTCTGATGCCGAGGTTCGGAAACGTCAGGACGCAGAGAAGCGCGCCAGCGCGCAACGCCAAAAGAAGCCCGAAAAAACTAGCCTCATCGACCGCGACCCGGACACTGGAAAAAAGGTTGCCCGTATGCCCGCTCATCTTCGCCCAAGCCGTATAGATGAGCCCAAGCCCGAACCCGATGAACAACCGGCGCGCCCTGTTGCCACCGCCGATGAGCGCTACACGGGCAATATGCGGCAAAAACTGCAACAGTTTCTCCGGAAGAAGAAAAAAGCCGGCGAGTGAATAACCAAGAAAAAAGCTTAAAAATTTATTGAATTAAATGATATAATTATCTTGAGGTGTTAATGAGAAAAATACTGATTATTCTTGGACTGTGTTTTCCGGTGTCGGTGTCGGCCAGTCCACAGTTTACAGATCTTGAAGAAGGAGATCCCGCCCCGTTTGCTGGTAAGCTCTTTAATTATGAGGCTGTTTCTGAGTTAATTGTTGAGAAAGAGATCGCCGATGAACAATGTGAGTTAGAAGTAAGCTATCAGCTAAGCCTGCAGTCAGCACAGCATCAGCTTGAATTGGACAAATTTCAAATTAAATATGATGGCTTGCAAGAGAGATATGACGCAATGAATTTAATTAAAGATGATGAAATTATTCGTCTTCAAGATTTGATTGGAAAGCACCCAAATCGTCGTAATGCTTGGATGTTTGCCGGCGGCGTCATCGCCGGCGTTGCAACATCTATTGGTATAGTATATGCGACAGCAGAATTAACAAAATAGGAGAAGCTATGACGTTTGCCGTCCCTGCTAGTGAGAAAACCCCCCAGAGCCTTTTTAAAGAACAGTCTGATCTAGGCGCTAGACTGATGCTTACAATTCCTTTTGGATCTTCAACCGAAGACATGGAGGGATTCGTTTCGGTTATGGGGACAGAAGCCAGCCATGAGCCTGTTATTACTTTCTGTGTTGGAAAGCCGACTGGCGGCTGCATTGTATCAACAATTGTTTTCGATGGAACGGAAACGTATTCCGATTTCATAGAAAAGTTACACACTGACCGATATATAAATTTTGAGGCTATCACCAGCAGCGAAACTGTGAATTAAATGAAAAGAGATCCGGACAAAATTGCAGCTATTGAAAAGGCTATGTCCAAGAAGTATGGTAAGGAAGCGATTCAGAATCCGAAAGGCAATTGGAACGAGGAAAAAGAGAAGCAATATATTGAACAAGTGAAAAGATTTACAGAAAAGCATCGCAAGTCCGAGCAAATGTCTGAAATGGTAGAAGTAGATGGCATTTTCATATCCAAAAAACTACTTAATAGAGATTCAAATCGCTCTTGTCCGGTTTGCAGCAAATATTCACTTAATAAAAATAGCGATATTTATTTAATAAAATTTGATTGTTGTTATGAATGTTATGTGCAATATGTTGAAGATCGAGAGGAACGATGGAAATCCGGCTGGCGGCCAGATGAAAAATATAAGAAAACGAGAGGACACAAATAATGCCAACAACACTAGAAATTATCAGAGGACTTTCCCAAGCAGCGGCCAACGCATATGACGGATCTCATCTAGATAGCTACACACACGATGGCGAAGCTAGAACAGCTGGACTAAAAAGAGAGGAAGGCAACCCAATTAATGATTCCCGTGTTGTTGATGGGTTTAGCGTAAAATTTTCAGCAGACAAACTGTGTATTCATTATCAATCAGATGTTAAATTAAAAGAAGTTCATTCAAATGGTTTTGAATCTGATATAGAGGGCATGATCGAGAACGTCAAAAAGTTTCTTCAGAAAGAATACAAGAAGGTAACTGGTGAGTCTGTGAGTCTCACGAAAGACCCAGATAGCGAAGTTCATGTTATGGTTCAAAGCACTTCTCGCGCCCGTACTTGGGTCCAGGCATACCGTTGGTATAAGATTGGTGGCTTAGGTGATGTCGATCCAATTCTGGGAGAAAGCGAAGATAGCGTCGAGGCCGGCTGGAAAAAATTTATTGATCAAGGCGGCTGGAAAGGGAAGCGTCCTTCGAACGACACTCGCAAGAAAAATGAAAAATAAAGCGGCATGTCATACCAATTATCAAAAAAACAGATAATAAAGGAAATTGTTACTTGCGGAAAAGATCCAGTTTACTTCCTTAACAACTACGCAAGAATTTCTCACCCGATGCATGGAAGCATCCCTTTTAAAACATACGACTTCCAAACGCAATTGTTAAAAGACTTTAACGATTATCGTTTTAATGTCATATTAAAAGCCCGTCAGTTAGGCATATCTACCATAACTGCGGGCTACATTGTTTGGATGATGTTGTTTCATAAAGATAAAAACATTCTTGTCATGGCAACTAAATTTGGAACAGCTGCTAACTTGGTCAAGAAAGTAAAAAATGTAATGAAAAACCTGCCAGACTGGCTTGTAATTTCAAGCATTGAAATTGATAATAGAACTTCTTTTGAATTAACAAATGGTTCACAAATTAAAGCTTCATCGACATCATCAGACGCTGGTCGTTCTGAGGCTTTGTCGCTTTTGGTTCTTGACGAGGCTGCACACATCGACGGCTTGGATGAGCTGTGGACCGGTTTGTATCCCACGCTCTCAACCGGCGGCCGCTGTATTGAGCTTTCTACTCCAAATGGCGTTGGAAATTGGTTTCATAAGACGTACATCGAATCAGAACAAAGCGCAAACGACTTTTACCCAACGTGTTTGCCGTGGGATGTGCACCCTGATCGCAATCAGGAATGGTTTGAAAAAGAAACCCGTAATATGTCCCGTCGCCAAATCGCCCAGGAGCTGGAGTGTAATTTCAATACGTCGGGAGAGACAGTAATCCACCCAGATGATATAAAAAGGATTCTGGACAATAATTGTGAACCGCGCCACAAGACGGCTTTTGATAGAAACTTCTGGATCTGGGAAGAATACAATCCAGAAAACTCTTATTTAATGGTTGCCGATGTTGCTCGCGGCGATGGAAAAGACTTTTCTGTCTTCCATATTATAAAGCTCGAAACGATGGAGGTGATAGGAGAGTATCAAGGAAAACCTACACCCGACTTGTTCGCGAACATACTAGATCAGATTGGTAGAGAATATGGCGGATGTATGCTAGTGGTTGAAAATAATAGTATTGGCCATACGGTTTTGACAAAATTGATTGAATTGGAATATCCGAATATTTATCACTCAATTAAATCAACGCATGAGTATATCGACCAACATCAGGCGGAATACATATCCAGCGCGATACCTGGATTTACAAATTCGCTGAAGACGCGTCCACTGGTAATTGCAAAATTAGAAGAATTCATAAGAAATAAACTAATTACCATATACTCCCCTCGTTTAGCGAATGAGCTGAAAACGTTTATTTGGTACAACGGGCGCCCCCAGGCGATGCGAAGCTATAATGACGATTTAGTCATGGCCTTAGCAATTGCGTGTTGGATTAGGGATACTGCTTTGCAGGTTAATCAGAGAGATCTAGAGTATCAAAAAGCATTTTTAGGATCGATGGTATATACAAACAAATCATTTAATACGACAATTCCAGGAATGAGGGACTTTAAGAACAGCTCTACAATTGATAAAAAGGCCCATCAGGCTCACAAGCAATATGAAGAATTTTTATGGTTAATTAAAGGATAAAAGATGGCACCAAATAAGAAAAATACTAGAAACCCTGACTCAGCCTTATTTAAGAGGCTGACGAGATTATTTTCAGGGCCAATTATAAATTATAGGTCTCAGACCGGCCGCCGAATTAGAAGGCAGCATTTAGACAAATATTCTAGTAAATTTAAAAGTGCCTCCGGTCAGCAGTTTAAGAAAAGTATTTACTCCTCAATGGACAAGCTTTCTGCCAATGGTTTGGCGAACCAGAGAAGGTCCGAGCGCTATATCGATTTTGATGAAATGGAGTATACGCCAGAAATTGCGTCAGCTTTAGACATTTATGCCGATGAAATGACGACATCATCCGAGCTGCAGCCCTTATTAAGGATTAAGTGTCCCAATGAAGAGATAAAGCACGTTCTGACAACTCTTTTTCATAACATTTTGAACATTGAGGCCAACCTTTTCGGATGGTGTAGGACAATGTGTAAATATGGAGATTTTGTAATGTATCTAGACATTGATGAGTCTCACGGTATTCAGATGGTTTTGCCGATTCCGCCACAAGAGATGGAAAGACTCGAAGGGGAGGATAAAGAAAATCCAAACTATATCCAATATCAGTGGAATACAGCCGGCCTAACCTTTGAAAATTGGCAGATTGCACACTTTCGTGTTCTAGGAAATGATAAATATGCTCCATATGGAACTTCGGTTTTGGAACCGGCCCGTCGAATTTGGAGACAATTGATGCTGATGGAAGATGCAATGATGGCTTATCGTATCGTCCGAGCGTCTGAAAGAAGAGTTTTTTACATTGATGTTGGAGCAATTGCCCCTCAAGATGTTGAACAATATATGCAAAAAATTGTAACCCAGATGAAGCGCAACCAAGTAGTAGATCCAGATACTGGCCGTGTTGACTTGCGATATAATCCAATGAGTATCGAAGAAGATTATTTTGTCCCTGTCCGAGCGGGTCAATCATCTAGGATCGAAACCATGGGCGCCGGCTCAAACACTACAGCCATTGAGGATGTTCAATATTTAAGAAACAAGCTCTTTGCAGCGCTCAAGATCCCTCAATCCTATCTCTCAATGGGCGAAGGAGCCGAGGAAGATAAAACCACTTTAGCCCAAAAAGACATTCGCTTTTCCAGAACAATTCAGAGATTGCAGCGAGTTGCATTATCCGAGTTAGAGAAAATTGGAATCATTCATCTTTATACGTTGGGGTTTCGTGGCGATGATCTTTTGAGTTTTAAACTCTCTCTTGGCAATCCATCGAAAATTGCCGAACTACAGGAGCTTGAACATTGGCGCGCCAAGTTTGATGCAGCTTCTGCCGCCACAGAGGGATTCTTTAGTCGACGCTGGATTGCGGAGCATGTGTTTAGCCTCTCTGAAGAAGAGTTCCTCCGTAATCAAAGGGAAATGTTTTACGATAAGAAATTTGATGCAACACTTGAAGCTGCAGCAACTGCAGTTACAGAAGCTGCAGCCGCCTCCCCCGAAGGTGGTGAGTTGGGTGGCGACTTAGGTGGAGACGAACTCGGCTTAGGCGGCGATGAAGGCTTAGGCGGTGAAGAGGAAGTGGGCCTAGGCGGCGATGAAGAACTCGGAGGCGATGAAGCCCTCGGAGGCGAGGAAGAGGGCATGCTCTTGGCAGAGCCCGAGCCTCCAGCTAACCGTGATGTTCCCCGGGTTAAGCATTTTGATGGATCGCACACAACGCCCGGCTCCAAGGGGCACAGCTATAAGCCAGTAATTAGATCTAAAGCCCGTCGCCGTCAAAACTATTTAAGCAGCGCCGGGGGCACCCCAGAGGTTAATACAACTAGGTCTAACCTTTTAAATCCTTTCTATGGACTTGAAAGAGGACTGTTTGAGTCAAAACAATCTAATTATTCTATAGATGATCAAGACGAAGAGAATAGATTGTTTGAAATTAATCATGATATTCGTTCATTGATACACAACCTAGAGTCGAAAGAGGTATTGGAGTCAGGTAGTGATGAAAACTAAACACAACAAAAAAAGAAACACAGCATTTTTATATGAAGCACTAATTGTCGAATTAACAAAGCGTATTTTACAAGAAGATGAAAAAGGTAAAATTTTAACATCAAGCATCATTAAAGAACACTTTAGAGTTGGAACGCAATTAAGACGCCAATTGGACTTGTATAACGAGTTGTTAGAGGGCGGCGAATTAGAAGAGCGCCAATGCGAGAGGTTAATCATTGAGGCAAAGTTGACAAACGGCAAGTTAGATGATGATCGAATTTTTAAAGAACAATCTGCATTAATAAAAAGAATTAATAGCGAATTGACAAGAGAAGTATTTGCGAACTTTGTTCCAAATTATAAGGATCTGGCGACCATTTCGCAGATTTTTAATGATGAGCTTCCCATTAAGCATAGAATTCTTTTAGAAAGGGGGTTGATTGAAAAGCTGGCTAAAGTGAAAATAGAAGAAGATGGCTTGGTGCCAATCGATAACCTCGTCTATAAAACGTTTGTTGAAAGATTTAACAAGCAATATGACAATAAATTAATCGCAGAACAGAAAGCCTTGTTGAGCCACTATATTTCTTCTTTTACAGACAACAGTGTACAACTTAAATTGTTTTTAGAAAAAGAAATTGGCCGTCTTAAGGGCATGCTGACAGAATCTATCCACACATCAGAGATTGGCAATGACGAACATATGATGACAAATACGAAGTTAGTCATCGAAAAATTAAATAATTTAAGAAATCAAGAGATTGATGAACCTCTTATCGAGGCTGTTCTAAAAATACAAGAACTTGTAAAGGAAATCGAAAGCTAATGCCAGTTAACATTCGGATAGGAAAAAAGGAAACCGGCCAAGAGCAAACAATTACACTTGAACTTGACGCTAGAAAAAGTTTAAGTGGGGATCTTATGATCTTTGATCATGCGGATATCGATATTGTTCTTTTAGTAAAGGAAGGAAAAGTCTTGACATTTCCAAAAGATATTATGTCCGAGGTTGCTTATGGGGCCCAGAATAGATTGTTTACTTTCCTAAGAAAGAAGGGAATTATCAGATACGATTCAGTACAGGCTGGCAACATTTACGGCTCAATGGAGGCCGCCCTGCAAGAGAGTCAGGAATTGGATGGAATTAAAGTTACGCTAATTAACGTCTCTAGTTTCATCAACGAGGAGCGACCATACTTCGAATACGTCGACGCATATGACAAGTTGGATAAGAATAGGATCGCAGACCCCGACCGGTCCGAAACTACTGAACTTGGGGAAGTGCCCCATGAAGAAGAAAAGGGTTCAATCAAGCCGGGATTCATGCGGGACCCATATGGTATGAACTATATGTATTCCAGAGGCTAATAGGTGATAAATTGCAATTGTTATGGTTTGTTTTAGCCGCGTATGGCCTCACTCAAATTCTTGTTTATGGCGATATATTTAATAAGATCCGCCCACCAAAAGAATGGCTGAACAGCTTTGGACTATTATTTCATTGTCCTATGTGCATGGGATTTTGGGTTGGCGTGTTTTTGTGGGGCATAAATGGCTTTACAGAACTATTTACATTCGAATATAGTCTTGTAAATTTATTAATTTGCGGATGGCTATCTTCAGGAACATCATATATCTTAAATATTTTGTTTTGCGATAATGGATTTCAAATGGGAGTAAACAATGGGAAACCTATGGACAAATAAGTGGCGCCTGCAGCCAGTCCGTCGTTGCTGTAAAGGCTCATAATTCGCGCGGGTAGCGCCCGCATTAAGGGATAAACAATGTCAAAGAAACTTTTACGAGAATATTATGAATTATGCGAAGGTGGCGTCTGTCAAGATCTTTTAACTGAAGAGGAAAAAAGATATGTGGCAGCCGGCGGCATGATTTTGTCTGGAAAACTGCAAGAAGCCGACATACAGAATGGCAATGGTAGAATTTATCCTCAAAAGATTCTTGAGAGGGAAATGAAAAATTATACAAAGCTCGTAAAAGAGAGAAGAGCCCTTGGAGAGTTAGATCATCCCGATGATTCGGTTATTAATTTAAAGAATGCATCTCACATGGTAACTGATGTTTGGTGGGATGGTTCGAATGTTATGGGAAAAGTTCAGGTCTTGAACACGCCGTCAGGCAAAATCCTTCAAGAACTTGTAAACGATGGTGTGAAATTAGGAATTTCTTCCCGAGGCTTGGGGTCTGTTAGCGAGTCTCAAGGAAGAACAATTGTTGAAGATGATTTTCAATTAATCTGTTTTGATTTTGTTTCAGAACCTTCAACACCAAATGCTTTTATGATCAAAGAAGCAAAAGAAAACAGAGTTTTTACTAAAGCCGATCGAATTAATCGTGCTTTAAATTCAATTTTAGAGGAATGAATTGATGAATATTACAAAATTACAGCTTAAGCAGCTGCTAAAAGAAGAGACCTCCAAGGCATTAAAGGAAAAGGCCAATCCCGCAGGAGTGGATGACTCGCGATTTCCAACCGCTTTAGGAGATGTTGATGCTGCTAAAGCTTCAGCGTTGGTGCAGATGGGCGACGACGAGATGGACAAAGGGAAGAACGACGATGTAATTCCAGTCGATCAAAACGGATCTTGGGCTGCAAGTGAGTTAAAGCCATCTCAAACCAGTATGAATTTGGGAAAGGCTGCATGGTTTGCTTTAGGGATGCTTAACGGGACGATGTATGGTTCTGGTGGGCCCGGCGGCGAGACAGGCGCATTTGTATCAAGTGACAATTATTTAATGGATGGGCATCATCGTTGGATCGCCACGGCTATGGCTGACCCCTCTGCACCGATCATGGGCTTCGCAGTTGATTTTCCCGGCAAACAATTGGTTGCGATTCTTAATACCATTACAAAAGGTTTACTAGGAGTGGCCCAAGGAAAGTCCGGCACCGGTGGATTCGAACAGTTTCAGGATCGCGGCGCAATGGTTGAAACCTTAACAGCGCTGGCCCAGGATCGGCATCCGAAATTTAAAGGCGTTGCCGGCGCTAAAGAGCCCGGCATGGCACTTAAAGTAATGCAGGAAAAAACGGGCCAGCAAGGCGAGGCAGCAATTGCAGCCATGGCCGATATGTTTATGTCTAATCTTGCATCTGTTCCCGGAGCAAGTGCTGCAGCAGTAATGCCCGGCGCCCCCGAAAGAAAGGATATGCCGGTAATTGATGATAAGCTTGCAACAAAAGGCAAACCGGCTGTAGCTAATACTATTAAAGCCCTTAGCCAAGGAGACGTTGATGTTAATAAACCTTACGGAAAACAGCAGAAAGTTGCAGAGGAAAAAACATACGATCGCTGGAAAGAACTTATTAAAGGCTGAGAAATGAAAAAATCAGAATTAAAACAAATTCTAAAGCCTTTAGTAAAAGAATGCATTAAAGAAGTAATCTTTGAGGAGGGCGTTTTATCCAATCTCATTTCTGAGGTTGTTAAGGGTCTTGGCACAAATACGATTGTTGAGCAACGAGCCCCTGAACCATCAAGGGGGCAGACCCAACAGCAGGGCGAGCAACGATATCGAAATCAATTGGCTGAATCTAGAAAACAATTGCTAGACGCGATTGGTAAAGATTCCTACAATGGTGTAAATCTTTTTGAAGATACACAACCACTAAGAGGCGGCGGAACCCCAGGTGCACCATCGCCAGCCGGTTCTAATCCTCTTGCAAACGTCGATCCAAGCGATTCCGGCGTGCCTATTGATGGAATTGTAAATTTAAGTGGCGGAAAATGGAAAGCGCTATTGGGTAAATAATATGAAAAAGACAGGAAATGTAATTGTAAAAGCAAGGCCGAAAGAGCGATCAGATCGTTTAATAAGAAGGTTTATCAAAAAAGTTAAAAAAGAAAAGATAATTGAGTTGTATCGCGATCGCCAAAGATATGAAAAACCGTCAGTTAAAAGAAAGTTGAAAAGCAAACGTGCACGTCGAGCCCGCGAACGCGAAGAAATCAAATTAAAAAAAAGACGTGAGCGTAATAAGCGAATTCACAACTAATTATATAAGATTTAAGGAGAAAAAACATGCCTCAAGGTTATCCCGGCATTCAAAGTGGCGGAAGAACAAGACACATTATAAATATTGCGGGGCCAGCATCGCCTGGAACAGTCGCCTATACTTTTACTGAAACCACCAGCGCACCTTCGGGGGTAACAGCCGGCTTTAAGAATGTTGGCTTGCAAAAAACTTTACATGCCGTATTTATGAATAATGATGCAGGTACTTGCAAGTTTCGAATTTGGGGATATCACGCCTTTGCCAAGCAGTGGGGATTGATACAGATTATAGATGTTGCAGATGGTAGTAATGCTGTGGTTGAAATTACAATGGCCAACGATATTGATGCATATACCATAGTTCCGATTGAGGGGATCGAAAGAATTGCTGTCCAATGTAGCACCTGGGCCGGCAGCAACAACGTGACCTGTTATTTAGGTGTGAATACTATTTGATACTTTTTAGTGGGAGCAGGTAAATGGCAGAATTTGGATGGGCTTACATAAATTGCGGAAACGTACTCTCGGGCGCCGGCGGCCCCGAAGGAGCCGTTCAATATAAAACCTCCACTGGCATCGATGGCCAAGCTGGTTTTATTTATGATACTGGTTCAAACAGAGTTGCAATTGGAGTCGATTGGCCGGATATGGACGGAACAACGATTCCAAACGCCACGCTTCATGTTAATGGAGATGTCTCTGTCACGGGAACAATTTATGCAACAGCATACCAGATTGAAAACATCACATCATTAAGTGCCTCTGGTGATTCAAAGTTTGGCAACAGTGCCGACGATATTCACGAATTCACCGGTAGTGTAAAAATTAATGGCACTTTTACTACGGATGGTAATGTTACGCTTGGAGATGCTGCTGGTGATGTTGCGACGGTAACGGGCAAACTAACTGCTTCCAATGGCGCCTACGTTGCCGGCAATGTCGGCCTCGGAACAAGTACCCCGGGCGGCCCACTTCACATATACAAGGCGGCTGCCGACCAAGACCACACACCCATGGAATTACTGAGACTGGAGCAGCAAGATGAAGGCGTTGACATGGCCGCTGGACACGGACCTGCCATCACTTTTTACGTTGGAGAAACTGGCGGCTCGGATCACGGCGGCAGTGTGGCGGTTGTTAGAGAAGAGCAAGGCGATGCGGATTCTGCTGCTGCCATGTCCTTTTATACTGCGGGCGATGATAGT